AGGAAAAACAACATGGAATACAATTGATTTCACATTGTTTGATCCAATTACACCATCTGGGGCACAAGCTGTAATGGAATGGGTTCGCCTACATCACGAATCAGTAACTGGTAGAGACGGTTATTCTGATTTCTATAAAAAAGACTTAACAGTAAATGTATTAGGTCCTGTAGGTGATATCGTATCAGAATGGGTTATTAAAGGTGCACTAATTACAGCTGCAAGCTTTGGTGATTTCAATTGGGATACTGAAAACGCTGCCCAAGAAATATCAATGACAGTACAACCTGATTATTGTGTACTAAATTACTAAAAAACTTTCCCTCCACATATTCCTTGAAATGGCTTGCCTTAGTGCAAGCCTTTTCTTATCTTAATATTTATCATCGAATAAAAAGTTATTATAAATAAAGATTATGGCGGAATTTAAACTCCCAACAGAAATAATAGATCTCCCATCACAAGGTAAATTATATCCTGCAGATCATCCTTTAGCTGAAGGTAAAATTGAAATGAAATACATGACAGCTAAGGAAGAAGATATCCTTACTAATCAGGCTTACATTAGAGATGGTGTAGTATTAGATAAATTACTACAATCATTAATTGTTACTAAATTTAATTATAGTGATTTATTAATTGGTGATAAAAACGCAATAATGATAGCAGCCCGTGTTTTAGGGTATGGTAAAGATTATAAATTTACATATGGTGGTGAAGATCAAATAATTGACTTAGCAAAAATTGAACCTCTACCTTTAAGTGAAGAAGTAAAAAATTCTTCTTCTAATGAATTTCCATTTAATTTACCTAGTTCTGATAATGTAGTTACTTTTAAGTTATTGACTCATGGAGATGAGAAAAAAATAGAACAAGAATTAAAAGGACTAACTAAATTAAATAAAAATAGTTCCCCAACCGTTACTACCAGACTAAAACATCAAATAACTTCAATTAATGGGGAGGAGGATAAATCTAAAATCCGGGAATTTGTAGATAACTACTTATTAGCTCAGGATTCCAGAGCACTAAGAGAAAGAATTAAAGAATTAGGCCCTGATGTAGACCTAACTTTTTTTCCCGAAGGGCGTGATAGACGAGTCGATATCCCAATTGGGCTTAGCTTTTTTTGGCCTGACATCTAATTTAGCACCACAGTATAGAGCGGGTGTATTTAAACAAATACACGAAATTGTTTTCCATGGAAATGGCGGTTATGACTGGTACACAGTTTATAACATGCCTTTATGGTTAAGGAAATTTACATTTAATGAAATTAAAAATTACCATGAAAAACAAAATGATATGGTAAAAAATCAAGGCAAAGACCCAAACCAAAAGAATCTTATTAACCCTGATGGTACAGTGAATACTCCTGAATTTTTAAATGCCTCAAAAGATTATAAAGGTAAGACAAGTTATAAGTAATCATATTTATAACATATACCCTATATTAAATGGCTAGTAAAGAAGAATTAGAAAATGCTAGAAAGCTTACTGAAGCTACTAATCAACTAAAAAATACTTTAGATGAAGTACTCTTTGTCCAAAGGAGCTTAACAGATGAAGCCAGAAAAACAGCTAAATCTTATTTTGATAGTACTACTCAAGCAAATGCTACTAGTAAAGTATTTAGACAAATCTCCAATTTAACAGCAGAAATAAATGCTGAACTAGCTAATATAACTTCAGGTTTAGGGGGTATTGAAAATTTAGAAAAACAAGCACTTAAAAATAGACAAGCACAAGCTGCTTTAGATATAGAACTTTCCCAAGTACTAGATGGTATAGTAGACCAAAAAGAAAAAGAAAGAATTTTAGATTTAGAGGGTGAGGATAGAGCTAAGGCATTAAATACTTTAGCTAAAGACCAAAAAGGAAATACTAAAGATATTCTTAATTTATATACTGAACAATCTATTCAATTGGATAAACAGTTAGATTCTTTTGAAGAAATAGAAAGAAGAGCTAAAAATATTGAAAATGGGATGGGTCTAACTGGTAAAGCCTTTGGTGGTTTAGGTGACGCCTTTAAAAAAATAGGAGGAGGTAAATTTGCAGAAACATTAGGATTAGATGAAGCTGTAAGTAAAGGAAAACAATTATCTGCATCTTTAACTAAAGGAGGTAAAATCCAAGCTACAGGAGCAATGAAAACCCAAGTAATGGGTAAAATGTTTAGTGTAGTAGGAAAAAATATTGCTAAAGCTTTTGGTCCTTTTGCTTTAATAGCAGAATTAATTCAAGGTATAATGCAAGCCGACAAAGAAACAGTCGAATTGCAAAAATCAATGGCCCTTACTCGTACTGAAGCAATGGGCTTTAGAACAGAATTAGCTTCAGCCGCTGCATCATCCGGTGATATAAATATTACTTCAACAAAATTACTAGAGACATTTAGTAATTTAAATAAACAATTTGGTTTTATAACTAATTTTGCTACTGATACTTTAGTTACAATGACTAAATTAACTAAAGTAGTTGGAATAGGGGCGGAATCAGCAGGTAATTTAGCCGCAGCTTCTTCATTAACTGGAGATAGTTTTGAAGATAATTATAAAGATGTTTTAGCTACAAGTTATGAACTTCAAAGACAATCTGGGGTTCAAATGGACCTTAGAGATATACTAGAACAATCAGGTAAAGTAACAGGTACAGTTAGAGCTAATTTAGGAGCCAACCCATCTTTAATAGCTAAAGCAATTACCCAAGCAAAATTATTTGGTGCCTCTTTAGAAGATGTAGCAAATGCTGGTAAAGCTCTATTAAATTTTGAACAATCTATTGAAGCTGAATTACAAGCAGAATTATTATTAGGTAGAAATCTTAACCTTGAAAGAGCAAGAGCTGCTGCTTTAGCAGGAGATCAAGTAACATTAGCAGAAGAATTACAAAAACAAGCAGGCAATTTTGAAGAATTTACTGCTATGAATGTAATCCAACAAGAAGCCTTAGCAAGTGCTATGGGTATGCAATCAGATCAACTTGCTGATATATTATTCCAACAAGAAATACAAGGTAAAACAGCTCGAGAATTAAGAGCGGCTGGTAAAGAAGAATTAGCCCAAAGATTAGAAGCACAAACTTTAGCAGATAAATTTAATGCTACTGTTGATAAACTAAAAGGAATATTTTCTGATGTTGGTACTGCTTTTATGCCCATATTACAAGTATTTGGTGCTGCTTTATCTTTAGTAGGAGCTATTGTAGGGCTTGTAGGAGACTTATTTAAAATGCTAGGTGGAGACTTTAGCTTTTCAGGATTCACTTCTGGACTTGAAGGAGTAGTGGGTGCATTAGGTTTTTCAACAGCAGACGATGCTATCATCCCAGCAGGTTATGGTGATACTATAATTAAAAAAGGTAAAGATACCATTGCCTTAAATAATGAAGATTCAGTTGTAGCTGGAACCAATTTAGGAGGTGGTGGAACCGACATGAACGAAACTAACCAACTACTTAAAATGTTAGTTACACAAAATAAAGAAAAACCACAGATATCTCCTGTTGGTTTATATCAAGTACAATAACACAATATTTATAATAAATTAATCGATTAAATTTTATATTATGAGTTTATTAAAAAAACTAAAAACTGATGGATCTCCATATAATGGGGATTTAAAAGGAGGATTACCACAGGGTTCTTTACAAAAAGATGCTGCTGTGTCTTTAGATGGATTTGATACTTTTTCAAAAGGCCAATACCAAAATTATGTTTTAGACACTGATTTAGCTAAAGCTATAGACCCTACTAGACCTGAATAAATTATAATGTATGGCGATTATAGATTTAAAAACAAATCTAAAATCCCTACGATACGGAAAAGATAGACCCTTTGGGGGATCATCTAATCAACCTTATGTAACGAGGGATATAGATGTTAAAGATTCCGAAGTAGGGAGAACAGGCGGACCTGATTTTCTATTACGTGGTGGTACATTAATACCAAGACGAGTAGCAAATGATGTGTCTCGTATGACACAGATGTTTTTTGAT